ATGGCAACCATCAGACCCCGCAAGAAGGCCGACGGCACCACCAGCTACACAGCTCAGATCCGCATCAACCGCGATAAGGTGACAGTTTACCAAGAGAGCCAGACGTTCGCCCGCAAACAGGCAGCGGTGGCCTGGGCGAAGCGACGGGAAACCGAGTTGGCAGAGCCTGGTGCAATCGAGCGAGCGAGTCGGTTAGGGCACACGATCAAGCAGATGATCGACCGCTACCTGGTCGAGGCCGAGAAAGCCCGGCCGCTGGGCGAGACGAAGCGGCGCACGTTGAATGCCATCAAGAACAGCTACCTGGGTGAGAAGCTGGATTCTGATATCAGCCAACAGCTGCTGGTGGACTATGCCCTTTGGCGGATGAGTCCCGAAGGGGGAGGGATCAAGCCCCAGACGGCGGGCAATGACCTAGCGCACCTAGGCTCTGTATTGTCATTGGCCAGAGCAGCATGGGGGTATGAGATCAATCCGCAGGCAATGCCTGATGCACGGCTTGTGCTGAAGAAGTTCGGCTACAACATGCGGAGTCGGGAGCGAGACCGGCGGCCAGCATTGGAAGAATTAGATAAGGTGATGAAGCATTTCTTCGACATGCTGCAGCGGCGCCCCAGCGTAATTCACATGCCCAAGGTGGTTGCGTTTGCGATTTATTCCACGCGGCGGATGGACGAGATAACACGCATCCGTTGGGAGGATCTGGACGAGCATCAGCAGGCCATAAAAGTCCGGGATATGAAAAACCCTGGTCAGAAGCTCGGGAACGATGTGTGGTGTTACTTGCCCGATGAGGCCTGGATTATTGTGCAGAGTATGCCTCGGGACTGTGCCGAGATCTTCCCTTACAATACGGACTCAATCGGGACGGCTTGGTCCAAGGCGTGCAAGTTGACCGGCATCGAGGATCTGCACTTTCATGACTTGCGCCACGAAGGGGTGAGCCGGTTGTTTGAAATGGACTGGGATATACCGAGGGTGTCGAGCGTATCCGGACATCGCGATTGGAACTCGCTTCGCCGTTATACCCATTTGCGTGGGCGAGGGGATCGATACAAGGGGTGGGCGTGGCTAGATAAGATCATCCAAGCGCCGGTTAAACTCGGCGCCCGGGCTGAGTAGTCGGCTGGGTAATGTACAAAATTGGTTGCCACTTTGTATTCGCCTTGACCAGTCGTAAGCTCTCCAGCATTCGGCTTGATTGCCCCCGGCAGACGTAAAGCTAACTGCGATAATTAGGCACCTGTCTGGAGTTTTTCTGTGAGTTCTGATTTCGATGAAGGCTCTTTCCCAAAAGCACGCGGGTGGCTGCTTGCATTCTCGTCCCTGCTCATTGCTCTATGGTTTTTTGGGGCGGACCTGAAAGCCGTTTCTGTGTTAGGCACCCAAATTGAGTTCAGAAGGAATACCGAGCACATCTGGATCATCGCCTTTGCAATTAACGCCTATTTATTGTTGAGGTTTTATCAGCAACAGCCGGATGTATCATATTCCGGCTTGAAAGAATACAAGAGCTATTATGCCGGTTATATGCGAAACACCATGCTTTGGCTTAATAGGCACTCAATTGAAAAAGAGGTGCTTGAGCGTGGCAAGGGAACTATCCATTCTGTTTTAAAGAATGGAGTGAGCAAGTGCGTAATTGAAACCTCAGAGTACAAGCGCTTCACTGATCCATCCGAGAAGCGCAGGTACATCAGAGGTATGAAAGATGTCCTGGTTACTCATGCTTATTGTGTAGTAACAGATGGGGAGGACGGTGGAGTCGCAACCACTGCAACTTACCAGGTTGACCGCGACTGTCCGTACTGGCTGATTTGTCTGTGTGTATGGCTCTCTATTATTAAGCTCTGGATCAAAACTTCGTATGCTACTGAGCACCTGTTGCCATATCTCTGGAGTGGATTTGCAGCAGTGGTCTGCTTGCGTTGTTGGTTTGCTGTTTTGATCTCATAGTATTTGGGCCGGAAATAGTTGGCCCGTTATTGGAAGGTATAATGTCCATAAATAAATTTGCGCGATTTCGTAGGTCTCTGGAAAAAAATAAGATTTTTTTTGAGATCACTGCATCCTTGTTGATCGGAAGTGCTTCGCTTGCCGTGTCGTACTCAGCCTTGAACCTTAATGACAAGATCTTAGCGGCTACGGAAGTTTCTGCGCTCCCGCACCTTTCAATTGGCTCGCGTGCTCGTATGGATAACGAAACACATAAATATTCTGAAGAGGAGCTGTTTTTATCAAACAATGGCGCGCCACTTACCAATCTTGACTGGCAGACCAAGACATTCGTTGTGATTGAAGGCTCTAACCTGCAACGTCCGTTCGTTTTATTGCCGGTCAATGGGTACTATTTTGTTCAGTTCACTACAAACAATGTTGTTGGAGAGCTTTCCTCTAAGGTTGGGCATAAAAATTTGCAAAAATTTTCCAGTTTGTACCAAGAGGTTGTTGATCATAATAACTCGCAGTCAAATACTCTAGATTATTACTTTGCTAAAATTATCACTGTGAGCAGGGTGGAGTATGAAGATCGGCTTGGTCGCCGCGACGTTGTCTATTTCCGTGATAACAAAAGAATCTCAGAGGAGTCTGCCAGAAGTATTTGGGATTACAATATTTCCGGGCGGATGCAAGATATTGACAATGTTCGACTTAAAGATTTGAAGGATGCTGCTGCAGCTCCCGGCGCGCTCGTGTTAGATGATTTGCCTTAGCTTGATTTGAAGTTTATTGGGTTTCAGTATAAAAGTGGTTATTCGCGACTAACAGCCCGGGCTGGATTGGTCGACTTGTTGTAAGTCGCTCTCCCTGAACCGCTGCTATGTGGAGATAGCCGCTCTTTGTAGGCGGCCATCGTTACCATTGCAGCTGGCGGTGTCGAATGTATACCGACGATCAGTGCGTGCGAGAGAAACTGACCTGGCGAGGTGTGTTCTTGCACTTAGGCGCCCCGAAGCGACTTGTTCAACTGCGCACACTCTTTTCGCGCAGCATCCCGCTGCTGATCCAAATAGAGAGCCAGGTCAGCAATATGAATGCCTCGGGCGCTCTTCTGGCTTGGCTCAAGTCGGGTGATAGGCAGCTTGATCTGGCCGGCTAGCACTTTGCGTTGAAACATGTCAGGGGTAAGGTGGGTGAAATAGTCATTACATACCTCCTCTAGCGGGATGATTGCTCTCGCGTTGTACTGTGCCATTAGCATGAAAGCTGTATTCATGCGCGCTTCCCCATTGCTCGTTTCGCGGTCACATTGGCCATGTACGCTGCCCATTTGCCATTCTCGCGCTGCTGCCGAATCTGGCTGCATTTCGCGTGTCGTCGGGTCGATCTGCCTTTACCGCAGATATCGCATATGGCGGGCAGGTCGAGGCTTTGAGAGGCCAGGGGGGGCGGATGCGCTCAGTCATGAGGCGCACCTCGCGATCTGCTCTGGTGGCACTCCGATATCTGCAGGAGGACGGCGCTGCGGGCGGACTGGAATAATTGGTCCATGCATATAGGCTGCAGGCACTGCTCACCATTCTGCGCGCCTTCAAGCCGGGTGCGGTACAGCCCGGCCTGGCCGAGCCAAGCGACGGCGCTGTGTTCTGCGTCAGATACTGGGCAGTCATTGGCTTCGGGGCGATCGCCTTGAGCCCATCGGTCGCACTTCTGGCAGTAGTGCAAGCCACCATCGTATGGATCGGCGGTGCGCCAGCGATGTTTGTGCGTGCTCACGCCGCCACCTCCGTGCGTGCGGTAGTGGTTGCGGTGCTGCGTAGTTGGGCGTGGACGCGCTTGGCGATCGCCTGGACGCCAGCGGCTTGCTCGGCAGCCTGGTTTGCCACCTGAGACTTCAGCGCTTTCATGGTCTGCTCGGCCACCCTCAGCGTTCTGGAGGTTTCCATCAGGAGGGCATAGTCAGACTTGGTCACCGCCAGGCCGGTGTAGGACATGATCCGCTCCTCGAGCTCGGTGATGGTGCGCTTGAGGTTGGCGACGGTGTGGTGGTGTTTGCGCTGTTCTGCCTCGCGGTCGACCAGCGATTCGTCCAGGCGGGCGCGGACGACCTGCCAGGAGTCGTCGGTTGGGCTCAGGAACCCGGCTTGCTGTAGGGCGGCTTCAATCGCCTGTGCCATCTGTTCCGAGGTGGCGTAGGTCCCGGCCTGATCTGTCAGTGTCGCGTCCATCGCGGCGACGATGCAGCTGACGGCGGAAGGGTGCGTATACCCCTCGGCAGGCTGCGCGTGCGGGCGATTTTTAGCGATTAGCGTTGCATCAACGGGCGCTGCCTCGCGCAGCTTGTCGTGGGGTATCAGCGCCTCGGCGGGGCTGCTGAGGGGATGAATAATGCCTGCTGCTTCGCAGCAGAGACTCTTTGTTTTCTGCGCGTCGATGCTGGAAACCTCGCGGAGCGAAGCGGGAATGGCATCGCGGATCGCCTGCGTCATATCGTGCCCGCTTCCCTCCGATGCAGAGATCTGCAGCGATACCGAAGTGGGGCGGCTATGTCCTGCGCGCGGCGGGGAATCGAAAAGCAAGCCGGTTGGGTGGTTGGCACGACCTGCTTTTTTGCCCAGGAAATAGGCGTAGGCAAACAGCCCGATGATGAACAGGCAGATGACGAAGAGGGCGACGACCTGTTGAGTTGTCATGGTTCTTACTCCTTGTGGTGTGCGGGCCGGTGGTGGCGGCTCTTGCTGGTGGTGGTGCTACTTGTCTTGCTCGGTTGGGCGGGACTGCTTCTCGTCCGCCAGGTAGGCCCTGCTGTCGATCAGGGCGGCAACATGGCGGATATGGGCGAACTTCAAGGCCTTCTGGCTGTTGTCCAGCGTGGTGACTGGCAAGCAGATCCGGCCGACCTTCAATTGCTCGGCAAATGTGTCTTCGTTGAGGTTGCGGAAGTACTGCACGCGCACCTTTTCGAGTGGGATGAGCACATCGCCAAAGGTGCGGTACAGCAGCTCCACGGTGGTTGCATCAGGTGCGTGCGGAAGGCGCAGCGCGAGTTGGTCGGTAGTGCTCATCAGGCTTCGGGCTCTCCCTGAGCTTGTGGCGTGACGGATGGTTCCAGGTAATTTCGCAGTGTTTGCGTACCAGGTCGCGCCATTCTTCTGGGACCTGCAGGAGCGCTTCGTTGCGCTCCGCACGGGTCTTGAGCTGGAGGATCTGGGCCGCGTACTGCCTAGGCCGCATAACGCTTGTCTTCCGGTGGTGTCGGAAGCTGCAGCGCGAGGCGTTCGGCCAGCCAAGGAACCCCGGCCTGCTTCACGCGGGTCGACTGGCTGTACTGCATGCCGGCTGTGGGGTGGTACCAGCTACCCTCTTTGGTCCGCAGGTACTCGCGGTCACGGGTGGGGTAGCGGGGCAGGTTCCCCTCGGTGAGTAGGTCGTGCTCGCGCATCCGGCTGATCAGTTCGGTGCGGCTGATGCCGAAATACTTCGCGGTCTGTGCAAGGGTGCGTTCCATGACTACTTCCTACGCTACGTTGGCGAGCACGGGCTCGGCCGGTGGCATGTCAGCGGTATCCAGCTTGCCGTTGGCGATGGCCTCGAGGTGTGCCGCGATCTTTCTTGCGCTGCCGAGGTTGTTCGCGGGCACGGTCAGGCTGTTAACCGTGGAGCCCATGCGGATCGTCACGGTGAGCTGGTCGAGATAGACCTCGGTCTGCAGGGTGGCCTTGGCACAGGTACCGTTCGCCTCGTCGCGGAGGATGTGGGTGAACTGCCCGGACATATTGGTCTGCGCCTTGAGGCAGGCAAAGGAGTTTTGGCTGAGTGCATAGCTCATGCTGCGTGCCCTCCGGTGCTCGGAGAGACTTGGCGGAATGCAGAAACAGATGGTGCTCGTTTGGTGGTGACAAACGCGCAGCCATGTTTTAGAGCTAAACGGCGGATCTCGAAGATGAGATCGGCGGTAGCTGCGGCCGGATGGACGTGCAGTGATGCTGTGGTGTGCATGGTGTTGCCTCACTCTGTGGTGGAAGAGTGAGATAAATATCAACTGACGGTTGATATTAGTCAAGCCGTTGATGGGGCGTGGCGTCATGGCTGGCATTTTGGCATCATTTGTGGCCCCTGCGCCTCAAACCAAGGAGCCCTGATGAAGGCCTACAGAACCGAGTACCTCGCCATCATTGAGACCAAAGAGGATTTCTGTAGCACTGTTGAAGCCTTCAACTCCCTTCTTCAGGCTTATGGCAGCATTCAAACACTGCCAGATAAAGTCAAATATCTGGACTCAACTTTTGACTATTCCGTTCAAAAAGGAGGGGTGTCAGATAGTGGCCAGGTGTATTTTCATGTGAAATTTACTAGTAAAAAAGAAAATCTATCTGACTATAAGAAGTTTCTCCGTCTTGTGCGCACGATTTTGCAAAAGGTTAGTGTAAAAAACCCTGAAGTTATTTGGGATGATATAAGTAGCGAGCTCTGCGCAAAGGCTTACCCAGTTATTCATGAGCTTGAAAATTTAATGCGTAAACTTATTACTAAGTTTATGATTATTAGTATTGGTGCTTCATGGGTTAGCAGTGCAGTGCCTAAAGAAGTTTCCGATTCTGTGAAAGTGAAGAAAAGTCAGCAGACTATAATTTACGATGCCGACTTTATCCAGCTTGCTAATTTCTTGTTCAAGAAATACTCTACAGCGAACTCAGATAAGCTCTTAGCAAAGCTTTCAAAAGCTAATAGCATCAATGATGTTGACTTCAGTGAGCTGAAGGAGATGATCCCCCAATCAAATTGGGAGCGATACTTTGTCCCGCTCGTTAATTGTAATAGCGATTACTTGGATGCCCGGTGGCGCAAGCTATACGACTTACGTTGTATTGTCGCGCACAATAATTTCCTGAGCCAAGATGAGTTCGACGAAATAATTAAAGTATCGGCTGAGGTTAAGGAAAAGCTTGATGAGGCTATCGCTGGTATCGATCAGCTGCATGTCTCTGACGTACAGAAAGAAGAAGTAGCAGAGAGTGTCGTAGGGACGGTTAGTCAACAGAATGCCGACTTTCTTGCGCTGTGGAACTCGGTTCTTGAGTTGATAGTTGATATTTTCAAACTATCTAAGATCGGTTTTGCGATCGATGGGAAAAATGTGGTGCCGGATCCTAAAATATGTATGCGTATGCTCAAAGATAGTGACGTCATTGAACAAGAAGTTTTTGACTGGTTCCATGATGTGAATATTTTTAGGAACGCATTAGTGCATGGTGCAGTTTTTAACCCTCAAGAATACATTGAGACTTACATTAATGCTGCTCAAAATCTGCGGGAAGTCTTAATGAGTAAGTATATTGATTTATTATAATTTATTCAGGAATAAAAGCGCCCACAACGGTTCCGCAAATATGAGTTTCTTCAGTGATTTCTATAATCGGGTATTGCGGATTGATGGGGCGAAGAAATTTACGTCCGGCATCGGCTACAAGAACTTTGAATGTGGCTTCGTTTGTGCTTGTTAATCGAGCGATAACACGATCACCTGTTTTTGCTTCAATTTCAGGGTCTACAAAGATTATACAGCCTGCAGGGTAGCTACGACCTGGACCTGGGTTGGTCATGGAATCTCCATGCACCTTTAATGCATACCCGCTTCGACTAATAGGAACCGGACACGATAGCCATGTATCCGCATGGTGAGGTTCAAAATTATTGATCACCTCGCACCAGGCGCCAGCCTTGACCCACGAAATTAAAGGAACCTTATGGTAGCGGTGCTGGACATCTGAAATATTGTTCAGTACTGAACTGGAGTTTATGCTTTTAGGCTGCACTCCATATTCAAGCCATTCACGTCTGACACCCAGCCAACTTGAAAGTGCGTCCAAGCTAATAGCTTCGGGTATCGCTTCAGCGTTCAGCCATTTGCTGACCGCTTGAGGTGTCTTCGCGACTCCCATCCTTTTCAACCGCGCAGCGACATCCACACCTCTGCCCCGAATCCGGACATTCGCGTCGTTCAGAGCCTCATGTAAGCGAGCGGTGAACGCTCTACGTAGATCATTTTTGTCAACCATAGGTTGAGCTTCACACAAGGCTTGCGCAATAGTCAGTTGATTAGTAACATCAACTGACGGTTGATAATGGAGCGAAAAATGGTGCTTAGGCCTGATCACTTCTCAAATGCAATCGCCTACGCATTTGAGGCGGCAGGTGGCATCGGGGTTGCTGCAAAAGTTTGTGGCCGAAGTACTCAAGCGCTAAACAAATGGCGCTTGCTTGGAGCGCTACCTCGTACGGAATACACAGGTGAAACACGTTACGCGCGAAGTCTCGCAGAAGCTGCAAGAAAACTGGGAAACCACTTTGAGGAAGACTGGCTTCTAGAGGCTGGCTCTCGCAAAAGCCATGTGACTTGAGAAGATACAGGCGGTCTTCGACCGCCCATCTCTCCCCCCATAGCATCACCACAATGCTGCAGGGCCGTACCAACGAGAAGCGAGCACACCACATGCAATCGCTTCCTTTCGGTGCGGACACCAGGCAGGAAGCCTGGAGGCCGCCATCTCCACCACAGATCAGGCGGCAGTTTTGCCAGGGGTAGTCGACGGATCGACACCCCGGCTTGGTGCCGGTATCCCTTTGGAGGTTTAACCGGCGTATGGCCTACTCATGCCACGCGGCAAATGTATCACCACGACACGCCGCTGGCACTGGCAACCTAAAAGGATTAATGCCATGAGCCGAACTGCAATGAGCTGCCTCGAGCGCGCGAAGCGCGAAGTGCTGCCGCTCGAACTCGCGCTTTACCACGCTGTACGTGACTATCCGGGTGGTGCTGCCGCCATCGCTGCCACCACCGGCCGCAACGCCACTACCCTCCAGCACAAGCTGTCTCCCACCCATCCGACCCACATCGTCAACGTCCAAGAGTTCGGCGAGATCCTCGAGCTGACCAAGGATCCGCGGATCCTCGACTCGGTGCATGCCTTGGTCGGCGACACCATCTGGCAAGAGCTCTCGGGCGCCTACAGCCAAGACGTGCCCGAAACATTGACCATGGGCCTCGCGGAGTTCTTCCGCCAGGTCGCCAACCTGTCTGAAACCTGGGCGCGCAGCATCGGCGACGGCAAGGTCGACGATCAGGAGCTCGCGGAGATTCAGCAGCAGGTGTTTCGCGGTATACAGGGCTTGCTCGGCATGTATCGCCGCGCCGAATACGTCAACCAGACCACTCGGGGGGCGCGTCGTGGCTGATATCGCAGATATGGCGAATGACGTTGTTCAGCAGCGCCTGGAGGAGGCGCTTGCCGCTCGAGTGGCAGCGCCCGTGCGCGAATCCCGCATGGACTGCATCGATTGTGACGACCCAATCCCGGAGTCGCGCCGGGTAGCGGCCCGTGGCTGTGTGCGGTGTGGGGCCTGCCAGACCCTCCATGAGGATCGGAGGGCGCAGTATGCTCGATAAGGTACTCGACCAGCTGCACGACTACGGTCTGCAGCCCGATCAGCCCCTGATCTTCGGCAAACTGACCCGCTGCCGCACCCAGGATGACAAGGGTAAGGAAAAGAACGGCTGGTATGTCCTGCATGAGCATATGACCGAGAAGGGGCAAACCCTGATCTTCGGCAGCTTCGGTGACTGGCGTCTCGGCGAAACGCAGAAGGTCAAGACCGACGGTCGCGGGCTGACCCCGGACGAGCGTGAAGTGATGCGCGCCCGGCAGGCCGACGCCAAGCGGCGGGCAGCGGAGATCGCTGCCAATGCGGCCCGTCGTGCGGCCTCACGTGCGGAAGCGTTGTTCAAGCGCATGCCTGAGAAGGGCCGGAGCGCCTACCTCGACCGCAAGCAAGTGGTCGGCTTCGGCGTTCGCTATGCACCGAAGACGGGCGCGGTTCTCGTCCCGATGCAGAATGCACAGAACGTCATCGTCGGCCTGCAGGTGATCTACCCGGAGGCCCAGGCGGACACCGGGCGCGACAAGTCCTACTGGCCGCATGGCATGGCGAAGGAGGGCGCGTTCCACATGATCGGTGGCCACCCTGAGCCTGGCGAGCCGGTGCTGGTGTGTGAGGGCTACGCCACCGGCGCTAGCCTGCACATGGCGACTTCCCAGGCGGTGGCCATCGCCTTCGACGCGGGCAACCTGATGGCGGTCGCCAAGCACATGCGCGAGCGCTTCCCGGGTCGGTCCATCATCATCTGCCGCGATGACGACTGGAAGACCAAGCGGCCCACGGGCGAGCCCTGGAATCCCGGCGAGGAAAAGGCCAACAATGCGGCGGTGGTGGTCGGCGGCCAAGTTGTCGGTCCGATCTTCTCCGGCGACCGCGAGGACAAGTGGACCGACTTCAACGACCTGCACTGCGCCGAAGGCCTCGAGGCGGTGCGTCGGCAGGTCACGGCGGTGATCAAGCCCCCGGCCACGGGGGGCTGGAAAGACATGCTGGCCAGGACCGAAAACGGCGCCCTCATCGCGCACATGCAGAACGTCGAGCTGATCCTGGCCAACGATGAGCGGTGGAGTGGGGTGATCGGCTACAACGCCTTCAGCTCGAAGATCATGCGCCTCCGTGCGGCGCCCTATGGAGGCGTGCCGGGAGAGTGGAGCGACATCGACGACATGCGTGTGATGAAGTGGCTGGCCCAGCAGGGTCTGCGCGTGAAAGCCTCCCACGTCGTCGAAGCGGTCAGCGTCGTTGCGCATGACAACGCCTTCCATCCGGTCTGCACCTACCTGGCCAAGCTCGAGTGGGATCGTGTGCCGCGCCTGGAGCGCTGGCTGCATGAGATATTCGGCGTCCCTCGGAACGAATACAGCGCCAAGGTTGGCAAGCGCTGGATGATCTCGGCGGTGGCCCGTGTGATGAAGCCCGGCTGCAAGGCGGATGCGGTGATGATTCTTGAGGGCGCGCAGGGCGCAGGTAAGTCGACAGCCCTGGGCATCCTCGGCGGCGAATGGTTCATGGACACGCCGTTCACCTTGGGCGACAAGGACGCGTTCCAGGCGATCCGAGGCAAGTGGATCGTCGAGCTCGGCGAACTGGACAGTTTCAACAAGGCTGAGAGCACCAAGGCCAAGCAGTTCTTCTCGGCTTCAATCGACACCTACCGCGAAAGCTATGGGCGAAGAACGAGCGACGTGCCACGCCAGTGTGTTTTCGCGGGCACCACCAACCAAGACGAATACCTAAAAGACGCCACCGGTAACCGGCGTTATTGGCCGGTCGCCTGCGTCAAGGTCGATCTGGAGGCGTTGCGCCGAGTCCGTGACCAGCTGTGGGCCGAGGCTATGTTCTGCTATCAGGCCGGTGACATTTGGTGGGTCACCCGTGAGGAAGAGGAACTGTTCACCAAGGAGCAGGAGGAGCGCTTCGTGGTGGATGAATGGGAAGGGCCGATCCTTGACTGGCTGGAGAAATCGCAGGTCGGTGAGACGGTTACCGGCAGTGAGGTGCTGGGTCAGGCGCTCAACCTAGATCCTGGCCACTGGGGCAAGCCCGAGCAGATGCGTGTGGGGTCGATCATGCACCGCCTGGGTTGGCGGCGTCGGCGGCTCGCCGCGCTGCCGAAGAGCGGCAAGCGCCCCTGGGCATACCAGAAGCCCGAGGGCTGGGGGCGCACCAGCGCCCTGGAGCAGCAGCCGCCAGTGCCGAAGGAGGACTGCTTTTGATCAAGCATATCGATGAGATGCTGAAGCTGTGGGCGCAAGAGCTCCACACGTCATGCGAGCGTTTCGGCGGTTCGGGTGGTGGTAGCATGCTCGGCCTCCTCATGGACTGTCAGGGCGACCTGATCCGAGGCACTAGAGGAAGTCGGGTGCTGCTCGATGAGTCTGCCGATATTGAGATCATCGTGAACAAGCACCTGGAGCCCCAGTTGTACGTCATTGTCCATGAACACTACTGCAACCATGACAGCCTGCTCGAGCAGAAAATGGCTTATTGCAGGTGCAGCAGAAAGACGTACTATGAGCGCCTGCATCAGGCCCATGTGGCTATTCAGGGGGTGTTGAGAGGGAAGAAGGCTGCATGATCCGCCACCTTTGGTCCTACCGTCCCGCTGTGGTCCTGCCGCATTTTTTGCAGGTCAGCCCAGCTCCAGCTCGCGCAGCTCGCGGGCTGTCCCACCGTCCCACCGCTCACACGAAAGCGCGCACGTAGGCGCATGCAGCGCGTTACGCGCGCATTGCGCGCAGCGTGGTTTTAATCTCTCTCTTTACACGGGAAAGGGTTAAAAATAGTTAGACAGTGGGACAGCCCTTGATTTTCAAGGGCTCCATAAGTCCCACCGTCACCACCCCCTTTGAGACCTATGGGGCAGCGCCAAAGTGAAGCTAAGCCGGGGTGGTGTATTCCCCCGACATTTGCCAGACATTCCCCAGGCGTTTACCCCTTATTGCCGGGTGGCATTAAAACTCGCTTGCTGCCAGGAAACTGGACCTGTAAAAAGTACCCATCTTCGAGACGTGCGGGCGCACAAAGCAGCCCGCCAAACACTGAAAACCCCGGCCCTGGCGCCGGGGTTTTTGCATTTGGGGGATTCGATGAACAGCGAACAACAAGCGTTGGCCGAGGCACCGATCTGGATGGTGATCGTACTGTCCCTGGTCGGCGGGGTGTCCGGCGAGATGTGGCGTGCCGACAAGGCTGGTGTGCGGGGCTGGCCTTTGCTCCGCCGAATTGCCCTGCGGTCGGGGGCCTGCGTGGTGTGTGGCTTGTCCACAATCATGTTGTTCTACTCGGCAGGCATGTCGATCTGGACGGCAGGCGGGATCGGTTGCTTGACCGCGATGGCCGGTGCCGATGTCGCCATCGGCTTGTACGAACGCTGGGCCGCCAAGCGCCTGGGCGTCTGCGAGATGCCGCCGCGCAGTGGCGAGCCGGGTCAGTGACCGGCAGGGGGTGGGGGGCAGTGCTGCGGATTTTATGGGTCCTCCCCCTGGCCCGCCCCCTACACGGGTGCTGGAACTCTCAAACTGGCTCCATCTGAGATTGATCGCACCATGTCTGTCCTATTAAATTTCAGACTTCAGACCAACGAAGTCAGTGAACAATATGACCAAAGGCTCGATAGGCACACTGAACGACATTCCATTCCTCAACCTGTCCCAAGCAGGTGGGAAATTTTGCAGTTCGCTAAATTTCTTTAAAGAAGGCGAGTGGAGGATTTGGCTTTCCTTGGGTGACGGGCGCTTTGTCGAAACCTATGGCTGGCCAGCAGAGGGGTGTTATTTTGGTGACGCCGCCCAGCAAGAAACTGATGTGTATTTGCATTTTATGGATTTTATAGCTCAGAAAGCGAGTTATGAAGAAGTCAGTAAGCCATTTCTCGGCTTGCATGATGATTTATGTAATCTATCAGCGAGTTTGGCTAAGATTTCCCATATTCATAAAACTAAGGATGTACTTGGTGTCGGCGATTCGCGAATGGTGGTAACGGAGGTCGAGTATTTTTTCTCCGTCTGTCGGAGCATGATTGATCTATTTCAAGAGATAGCTTGCAAGCTGTGGAACAAATTGACTATTTATGTTGATTACCTTCCAGAGAAAAAAAACCTTCGTAACTCATTTCGCGAAATGGTTTGGTACAAGGATCGTTTGACCACGAAAGAGGAGTTGCAGTCTCGGTTTGGTTTGCCAGAGCCTTGGGCTGACTTCTATCTCAGGCATGCCGATTTTTTTCTTCAGATCAGAAAGTTTAGAGATAACATTGTTCATAATGGCTCTCAGGTTCAAACTATTTTCTCTGGTGAGAGTGGTTATCTTGTGAATCTGAACTTTAAGCCATTCGGTGATGTGAAAGTTTGGCGCGAGTCAGATAAGGTGAAAAACGATTTAGTACCTTTGATGCCGGCGCTTGGAATGATTGCTTTCATGACCCTACTCGTCTGTGAGGATTTTTCAGAGATGATGCAGCGTACGTTCGAATTTCCTGAGCCCATTGTTCCCGGTATGAGGTTGTTTACTCGTGGTTTCTTTGATGAGCATTTTGTAGCGGTTCTTGGAGATGCCCGAGATCGATACGTTGAGTTTTACCAAGGCGGGGTCGAAAGTGAAGGTATTAAAGCGGCCCCGTCGCTTCAATAGCTTTGGCGGGGGCAGGGGACCCTGGGTATTCTCGCGAAACACGGGGCGGGAAACCCGCGGTTCTTTGTTAGCGGACAGTTCACCAGCTTAGTGAACTGAGGTGAACTGGTTAACCCCCTGGATTCATTGGGTGAACTGGCAAGATGAACATGCATTTTCTGACCAAAACTGAATTCGCAGCCCGACGCGGCTGGTCGAAATCCTACGTCACGAAGCTAGATCAACAGGGGAGGCTGGTCCTGACGGATGACGGGAAAATCGACGTGGTCGCAACTGAAGCACTGTTGGATGAGTCTGCCGATCCAAGTAAGGCTCCCATCGCGGCACGGCACGAGGCAAAGCGTACTGAGCGTGAGCGAGACCCCTCTACAGGCCCTGAAATCACCGACAAAACACCTTCGGTAGCGCAGTCGCTCTTGCTCTCGGGTGCTGAGAGAAGCTTCCAGAAATCCAAAGCGCACCGCGAGTACTTTCTGGCCCAGCAGGAAGAGGCGAACTTCTACAAGCTTCAAGGCAGCCTGGTTGATCGGAAGGCTGTTGAAGAAGCTGCGTTCGTTGCTGGGCGGACGCTTCGAGACCAGGTGTTCGGACTCGCCCCCCAACTAGCTGCCGAATTGGCAGGCATGACCGACCCCTGGGATATCGAAAAACACCTTACCGACACCTTCCGGCGCGTCTTCATGGACGCCGCGAAGATGAACGACGCTGACCTCGAAAGAGCCATGAAACCGAGCTGAACCTATGCCTACCGGATACGCAGACGGTGCTAAGGCGTACCGTGAAGCGTATTGCAGAGGGCTGATGCCCGACCCGGAGCTCTGGGTCGATGAGTGGGCGGATGAGTACATGCGGATCCCGCGTGACACTGGCGCCGCCGAGCCCGGCAAGTACCGCACCGACCGTACGCCGTATGCCCGTGAACCCATGCGCTGCCTGTCACCAGCGCACCCCTGCAAGCGCGTCATCACCATGGTCGCCTCGCAGCTCATGAAAACTCAGATTGCCCTGAATTGGATTGGGGCTCTGATCCATATGTCTCCCTCCAATATCCTGACCTTGCTGCCGAGCTTGGCCTTGGCCAAGCGGGTGTCTGCGAGGATCGGTAAAACCATCAACGTCACTCCTGAGCTGAAGTCCCGCGTGGCGGCCGCCCGGTCACGGAGTGCCCAAAACACCATCGATACCAAAGAGTTCGAGGGCGGCACGCTATATGCGACCACGGCCGGTTCGGCCTCCAACCTGGCAGAGCTGGCTGCGCGATTCATTTACGGTGATGAGGTCGACCGGTGGGACGTAGACGTCGATGAAGAGGGCGACCCCATCGATCTGGCAGAGACGCGGGGCAGTACCTTTGGGCGCAACGCGAAGTTTTACTTCTCCAGCTCGCCCACCATCAAGGGGGCCTCTCGGATCGCTGATCTGTTCGAGACAAGCGACCAGCGACACTACTACGTGCCCTGTCCAGCCTGCGGTCATATGCAGGTGCTGGAGTGGGAGCGTCTGCTGTACTCCGAGGACTTCCAGACCGTCCACTACAAGTGTTCGTCCCCTGATTGCGATGTGCTGATCGAGGAGCATAACAAGGGCGAAATGCTCGCCAAGGGTGAATGGCGCTCGCACGCGAAGGGCGACGGTGAAACAGTTGGTTTCCACCTCAATGCTCTATACGCCCCGCTCGGCTGGACCTCATGGGCTGATCTGGCCAAGCAATTCGAGAAGGCCAAGCGCGCCCAGGATCGAGGCGACCTTGAGCCCATGCAGGTGTTTTACAACACCCGCTTGGCGAAGGTGTGGGACAGCGCGGTCGAGCAGACCAAGGCCGAGGTGCTGCAGGCGCGAGCGCTGCAGGAGGATTATGTCCTCGGTACCGTGCCTGTCGGTGTGCTGGTGATCACCGGCGCGGTCGACGTTCAGGCCAATCGCCTGGAGTTGATGACCCTGGGTTACGGTGCTGGCATGGAGCGGTGGGTCATCGATCACCAGGTGATCCCAGGTGACCCGGCTGATCAGCGCACGTGGGATCTGCTGGACGAGCGATTGAAGGTTCGGTACCGCCATCCCTGCGGCGTGAACTTGGGCATTCTGGCTGTCGGTATCGACTCCGGTGGTCACCATACCCATGAGGTCTACCAGTTCACCCGTGTCCGCCGTTGGCGCAACATCTTTGCGCTGAAGGGGGCGAGCAAGCCGGGCAAACCGGTCATAGCCCAGCGGCCCTCCCTGGTGGATGTCACCTGGAAAGGCCAGACCGAACGCAACGGCGCCGAGCTGTGGATGGTGGGTACCGATACCGCCAAGGATTGGATCTACAACCGTTATAGCTTCGAATCCGGGCCGGGTGCGCTGCACTTCCCGAAGGATCTGCCGGACGAGTTCTTTCAGCAGTGCGTGGCCGAACGCAAGATCGCCCGCTATGTGAAAGGGTACAAGCGGATCGAGTGGGTCAAGGGTAAGGCCGACCGTAACGAGGCGCTCGACCTCATGGTGTACAACCTGGCCATGGCCAACTACCTCGGCCTGCATCGCTACGGCGAACAGGACTGGGACAAGCTGCGCCAGGCGCTGGCCCAGGCGAGTCTGTTTGATGAGCCCCCGCCCACGAAGCCACCGGTCATCGAGCACGAAGATGATGACGATGACGCCGACGACGAACCCGTGTCAGCGGCACCGCCCCCGGCTCGACCCGCTCCACCGGCCCCTCCGTCGTCGCCTCGCCTGGCACCTCGCCCGGCACCTCAACCAATGCAACGCCGCAGCTCCAGCAGCGGCTATCTGAAGAGACGCTGACATGGCATACACCCCGGCACAACTCGCTGCTGTCGAGCGTGCGATTGCGCGTGGCGAACGAATCGTTCGCTACAGCGACCGCACCGTCGAATATCGCTCAGTGGACGAGCTCATGAAGGTCCGCGATCAGATCCGCACCGAGCTGGCCCAGGCGGCTGGCCCGCGCTCCCGTGTGGTCCGGCTCCACCATGGAGGTAAGGGGCTGTGAGCGGCCGCTATATCTCCACGCGTTCGGGGCTTCTGGTGCCCGAGCGGATCAAGGCCAGCTATGAGGGCGCCGCCGAAGGGCGGCGCTCCTCGGGTTGGGATGCGCCAGACACTGGGCCGAATAGCCTGATCATGCCGGCTTTGCGCAATCTGCGCTCGCGGTCGCGGGCAGCGGTACGCAATGACCCGTATGCGGCCAACATCATCGACAAGCGGGTCAGCAATCTAATCGGTACTGGCATCACGCCGCAGCCACGGTTGCTGGACAAGGACCTGCGCAAAGCCATGCAGGAGCTGTGGGAGGACTGGGTGGACGAGTCGGACGCCGACGAGCGTACCGACTTCTACGGTCAGCAGGCTCTGGTGGCACGCACGGTTGAGCAGTCCGGTGAATGTTTCGTGCGCTTGCGGCCACGCCGGCTGGAGGACGGCCTTGCGGTTCCACTGCAACTGCAGTGTCTGGCGCCTGAATTCGTGCCACACGACAAGTTCGAGGTGACGCGCTCCGGCAACACGATCCGGGCCGGTATCGAGTTCAACAGCATCGGGCGCCGGGTGGCTTACTGGTGCTACCGCAACCATCCCAGCGACAGGGCTTCGCTCAACGCAGGGTATAACCCGCTTGTGCGGGTTCCGGCTGAGCAGATGCTGCACATCTTCGAGCCGCTGGAGCCCGGCCAGTTGCGCGGGGTGCCCCGGTTGGCGCCGATCCTCAAGCGCCTGCGCAGCCTGGACAACTATGACGACGCGGTGCTGTTCCGACAGGAGGTGGCCAACCTGTTCGCCGGCTTCGTTCGTAAGCCTGCGCCGGAAGCGGGAGGTGGTCCGCCCCTGGACATGATCACAGGCGGAGCCATCGTGCATGACCGCGATGCCTTCACCCCCATGGTGGCTCTCGAGCCCGGCACGATGCAGGAGCTGGGGCCGGGCGAGCAGGTGGAGTTCTCCGACCCGCCTGACGGCGGCAACAACTACCCCGACTTCATGCGGCAGCAGCTAATGGCTGCCGCCGCTGGTGCGGGTCTGCCTTACGAGCTGATGACCGGCGACATGCGCGGGGTGAATGACCGTGTTATCCGGGTGGTGCTGAACGAGTTCCGGCGCCGCCTGGAGCAGCTGCAGTTCTCTGTCTATGTCCATCAATTGTGTCGCCCGGTGCGGGCGGCCTGGATGGACATGGCATTCCTGGCCGGGGCGCTGGACATAGTCGACTACACCCTAAACCGCCGCCAGTACCTGCGGACGCGGTGGGTGCCGCAGGGCTGGGCCTACATCCAGCCGGTGCAGGACGTGCAGGCGCGCATGCTCGAAGTCGCAGCGGGGTTCACCTCCCGCAGCGAGATGTGCCTGCGCTCGGGTACCGACGCGGAGATCGTCGACGAAGAGAACGCCGCCGACATCGCTCGGGCGCATGCCTTGGGCCTCCAATACAGCGGCTTGTCAGCGATTGATGACGAGCCTGATGACTCCGAACAGAAGGGGAAAACATGAAACCGTTGATGCCGTTCCGCATCTTCAACAAGGCCAAGGCCCTCCTGCCAGTCGAGGATGGGCATTGGTATTCGATCACCGCTGCGGCGCAGGAAGGGGATGCCGACTCGAAGGTCATCGAGGTCTATGTCTACGGCGAGATTGGAGCCTGGGGCATCACGGCCAATCAGTTCCTCCAGGATCTCAAGGCAGTGGACGATGGAGTGTCGCCGGTCGTGGTGGCCTTCAACACCAACGGCGGCGACCTGTTCGAGGGCCTTGCCATCCACAACGCGCTGAGGCGCTTGGGCGAGCGTTGCACCGGTCGTGTCGATGGCCTGGCCGCCAGTGCGGGCAGCGTGGCGGTCTGCGGCGCCCACCGTGTGATCATGGCCTCGAGCGCCTTTCTTATGATCCACAACCCGTACACCTGGGTGGGCGGTGATGCCGAGGATCTGCGTCGGGTGGCGGATGTTCTCGATAAGGCCTTCGAGGCCATGGTCGCGGCCTACAAGGCCAAGGCGCCGAACATCGATGACGCGGAGTTGCGCCGCCTGGTCAACGATGAAAGCTGGCTCACGGCCTCGGAGGCCTTGGCGTTGGGGTTGGCCGATGAGGTCAGCACTGACGTGAAGGTCCAGGCCTGCCTGGGGCAAGGCTCTACCATGGCGCGCTATCGGAATACCCCGCAGGCGCTGCTGGATCAGCTAAAGGCCAGCAGGGAGGAACCGGACGCGCCCGTTGTCCCTGAGCCTGAGGTCAAGCCTGCCGCCCCGACGCCGACCGCAAGTGACTCTGCGGCCTTGGCCTTGATGATCACTTCGGCCTGCGCCCAGGCCGGCATCAGCAACCTGGTCGAGCCGCTGATCGCCTCGACCAAGCTGGCGGACGAAGCCACCGTGCAGGAAGCGCTGACCCGCGCCAAGGCGGTGCGGGATCTTTGTGTCGCTGCCCGCTTGCCCGAGATGACCGCCGATTACGTCCGGGCCGGCCTGGACGCAACCGCAGTACGGGCGCGTCTGTTCGACAAGCTGGTCGGCGGTGGCAAGGGCTTCGAGATCGACAATAGCCTGCCTCCGGCCGATGACGCACCGGAGAAGGTCCAGGCGAAAGCGCCCAATCCCAGTAGCATCTGGTCTGCCCGTCGGCAGGTCATCCAACCCCGTCCCGGCCAAGGAGCCTGAACATGAGCAATACCTACGTCGAACCGGTGCATGCCGGTGAATTCCTGTTGTCCGAGGGCGCGGGCAAGATCTCCCGCGAAGCCATCAACCTGGCCCCTGGTGCTGCCCTGGTGGCGGGGCAGGTGCTCGGCCAGCTCACGGCCACCGGCCAGTTTGCGCCCTACAACCCGGAGGCCGAGGACGGTAGCGAGACAGCCAAGTGCATCCTGTTCGCTTCGGTCGGTGCTTCCGAGGAGATGCGCCGAGGGCGCGCCGTGGTGCGTTTGGCTGAAGTCAGCGAGGCCTTGCTGACCGGCCTGGACCTCGATGCTGAAAAATCCCTGGCGGCGCAGTTCATCATCGTTCGCTGACGTCGTCCCTTTCTTTTATCCAGCCCCGCCTTGTGCGGGGCTTTGTATTTCTGGAGTGCCTTCATGGCTGAAATCAGTATTTTCGAAGACAACGCGTTTACCGTCCCGGCGCTTACGGCGGCAATCAACGAACAGCCGTTCGTGCCAGGACGGCTGGCGGAGCTTGGGCTGTTTGAAGAGGAGGGCGTTAACTCGGTGGTCGTCCAGATCGAAAAGGACGGCGATACCCTGGCGTTGGTGCCTGCAGGCGAGCGCGGCACGTCTGGGCTGGTAGTCGGTGGCAGCAAGCGGATCCTGCTGCCCTTCAACACTGTCCACCTGCCGCAACGTTTCTCTATCCATGCGGATGAAATCCAGGGCATCCGTGCGTTTGGTGAGCAAACCGAACTGCAGGCAGTGCAGGACGTCGTTAACAAACGGCTGGCAAAGGCGCGCCGCCAGCTGGACGCTACCCACGAATTCCACCGTATGGGTGCTTTGAGTGGCTATGTACTGGATGCGGATGGCAGCACGGTGCTGCTCGATGTGTATGCCCGCTTTGGCCTGCAGGCCATCGTCATCCCGATGGAGCTGTCCAACCCGGACACCAAAGTGCGGGTGAAGTGTGTAGACGCCTTGGACGCGCAAGAGGAAGCGCTGGGTGCGACTACCACCTCGGGGGCGCGAGCCTTCTGCGGCAAGAACTTCTGGCGCGATCTGATCGAGCACAGAAGCGTCGTGAAAACCTACGAAGGTACCCAGTATGCCTCGGCGCTCCGCGCCGACGGCCGCGAGTCCTTCGAGTTCGGCGGCATCACCTGGGAGCGCTATCGCGGCAAAGTGGGCAGCGTTTCGTTTGTGCACGACGACGAAGCGCGCCTGGTACCGGAAGGGGTGCCGGGCCTGTGCATCACCCGCTTTGCCCCGGCCGACTACATGGACACGGTCAACACCGAGGGGCTGCCGTACTACAGTCAGCTGGAAATGATGCCTTTCAAGAAGGGCGTAGCCGGTGAGGCGCAGTCGAACCCGCTGCACCTGGTGACCCGTCCCCGCGCAATTATCCGTCTGACGCGCTGACCATGGCCTTCCGGGATCTGATCGACGACGTCGACGACACGGTGTTTGAAGTCCTGGGCGATCTTGCGCTGATCGAGGGCCGTGAGGTGTCGGGCATGTTCTCGGCGCTCTGGCTCCAGCCCAAGCTCGGCCAGACCCGGACGGCTTTGCGTGAGCCGCACCTGGTCATCCGTGTCGTTGATAACGTCGGCATTGAAACCAAGCAGGAGGTCGTCATCGATCTACCGGCAGAAGACGGTGGAGGTGCCTACCTGATCACCGGCATCGAGCCAGGCGGAGACGGTCTTGTAACGCTGGTGCTGAGGAAAAAAGCATGTCTGTCGGGAGCTATCACAAGCAATCGGCAAACGGTCGGTTGATCTCACTGCGAGCCGATCCGCAGGACGTTGAAGGGTTCCAGTCGTTCGTCCAGCTGGTACCCAAGGCGGTCGCAAATGCCCAGCGAAGGGCCATCAACAAAACGCTGCGTTGGCTGCGCACCCATATTGCCCGCGATGTAGGCCGGCAGGAGCGTATCGCCATCGCAGCGGTGCGGGATCGCCTGAAAGCCTACCCCGTGTCCAGCAATGGGCAGGGGCGGCTCTGGTTCGGTATCAACCCCATCGAGGCCAGCCGGGCCGGCCGGCCTCGCCAATCCCGCTCCGGTGTCTCCGTGGCTGGCCGGCGTTACCAGGGCGCTTTCTACAAGCGCGTTTATGGCGGTAAGCCCGATATCTGGATTCGCACGGCCAGCAAGCACTTTGATGCTGACGACTATCCCGACAGTGATGTCTCGGGTGGCGGTGGTGCCAGCTCTGGTTGGATCTCAGAGAACGACAGTCGCTTCCCGCTGGCCAAGGCGAAGATCTCCCTGGATGACGTTCGGCCGCACTTTGAGGCCTGGGTCGAGCGTGCCCATGCCCGGTTGCTGGAGATCGTGGAGCAAGAGTTGAACTTTGAGCTGCAGAAGTTCTTACGGAGAACAGGCAATGGATGATGATCCGATTCCTCTCGGTCAGGTGTACGCCGCCATTGAGGGGCATATAAAGGAAGCGATACCCGGCCTGGTCTATGTTGGCACCATGCCAGAAGGTCGGGTGTGTATCGATCCACCCGCTGTGGTGCTCGAGCTGGTGGGCTTCGAGGATGCGGACAAGGACCCCGGAACGGGCGAGGTTGCAGTGGATGCGCGGTTCGAGGCCCGCGTCATCGTTGGTCAAGAAGAGGAAAACTGCACGCACGTCGCGGCCTTCGTTGCGGCTCAGATCGCGGTTCTCCTGCGTATGCAGTCTTGGGGCCTGCCAGTTGAGTTCGCTCAATTCGTGCGGGCCGAGCGCGATTGGACCCGCCCCGACCTGGACAACTTCGTGGTCTGGGTCGTCGAGTGGACCCAGATCCTCTACCTCGGCCAGGAAGAATGGCCGTGGCCCGGCATGCTGCCCGCTGACCTGGAGCTGCCCGCTGACATGGAAGTCGAGGTGCTGCCATGAGCTACGCCTCTGCTGAGCATGACCGCATGATCGCCGGCTTGATTATCCCGTGTCGCGTTGTGGCGGTGGATCTCGCCGCCGCGATGGTGCGGGTGTCGGACGGTGGCGACTGGACCAGTGCCTGGGTCCGCTGGCACAGCCAGGGAGCTGGCAAGGCCCGCCACTGGCGAGCGCCGAGCCTGGGCGAGCAGGGCGTGTTGTTCAGTCCCAGCGGCAACCCCGCGCAGGGCACCTTCGTGCCGGGACTGTATGGCAATGCCGGCAGCCAGCCTGACAACCGTGACCACGTCGAGGTCTGGCGTTTCGACGACGGCGGGTCGCTGCTGTACGACTGGGAGGCCAAGCGCTATCAGATCACGCTGCCCAGCGGCACGGTGGAGATCACGGTGGGCGGCACGGTGGCCACGCTCACTGACGACGCGATCACTGCCGTGACCACGTCCGCAATCATCCAGGCGGCCACCATCACACTGGAGGGTCAGGTACAGATCAACGGCCCGCTGACGGTGACCGGCGACATCAATGGCGGAGGCCGAATCATCGACACGTCCGGAAACACGGCCAACCACAAACACTGAACCAAGCCCGCAATCGCGGGCTTTTTTATGCCTGGAGCACACAGCATGGCCAAGCCAGAACAAGACGCCCCCGAGGCGGGGCAGGCGGTCGAGTCGGTACCGGTAAAACCGATCACGTTCTATGACAAGCAGTACGCCTCGCGCACGTTGATCCTGCCGGATCGCCGGCAAGTGAGCGTGGAGCGTCGGCGGGTGACGGTCGAGGCTGACGATACGGTCGCCGTTGCATTCTTCCGTAAGCGCAACGACTTCGAGCATCTGCAGGAGTAACTCCCCATGATCGGAATGGATCGCCGCACGGGGCAGCCGCTGGCCGGCCAGGAACATCTGCGGCAGTCCATCGAGGACATCCTGACCACGCCCTTGGGCAGTCGCCGCATGCGGCCGGAGTACGGCAGCAACCTGCGCCGCTACGTCGACCTTCCCGTCAACGAGGGGTGGAAAAGTGCAGTGCAGGCCGAGGTGGCCCGTGCCCTAGGGCGCTGGGAGCCGCGCTTGAAACTGGAGCGCGTCCTGGTGGTGGCGGTGATCGATGGGCAAATCAGCCTGAAGGTCACCGGTCATTACCTCGGTGACAGCGCGGTGCTGGAGGTGAGCGCGTGACAATGGATCTTTCCCAACTGCCAGCGCCGCAGGTGCTGGAGGACTTGGACTACGAGTCGGTGTACCAGGCCGATCTCGAGACGTTCCGCGACTTCATGGGTGACAACTGGGATGCGGTGCTGGAGAGCGATCCGGTGACCAAGCTGCTAGAGGTCGGCGCGTACCGCAAGGTGCTGAACCGCGCACGGATCAACGACGCGGCCAAAGCCTTGTTGCTGGCCTACGCCTCGGGCAGCGACCTCGATCAGTTGGCCGCCAACGTGTCGCTGCAGCGCCTGGTCATCCAGGCCGAAGATCTGCAGGCGGTTCCGCCAGTGCCGGCTGTGCTGGAAGCTGACGACGCCCTGCGCGAGCGGGTGCAGTTGGTCTACGAGGGGCTTACCACGGCAGGTCCCCGTAACAGCTACATCTTGCACGCACGCAACGCCTCGGGCCTGGTTGCTGACGCCACGGCGGAAAGCCCGGCCCCGGCCGAGGTGGTGGTGACGGTGCTTGGTCTGGACGGTGACGGCGCGGCGCCGCCCGAGCTGCTGGAGACGGTGCGGCAGTACCTCAATGATGACGACGTTCGCCCGGTGGCGGATCGCGTCACGGTTCAGTCGGCGGAGATCCTGCCGTACCGCATCGACGCGGCGGTGTACATGGCTGGCACCGGCCCGGAGAACGAGGCGTTACTGGCCGAGTGTGAGCGCCGCTTGACGGCCTGGATCAATCCGCGTCGTCGTCTCGGATTGGAGGTGTCCCGCTCGGGCGTCGACGCTCAGTTGCACATCAGTGGTGTCAGCCGGGTGGAGCTGGCCGATTGGTCCGACATTCGCCCTACCAAGGCCCAGGCGGCCTGGTGCGAGGGCTTTACTGTGACGCGGGGTGGCTGACATGACAGGTCTGCTGCCGCTCAACAGTACGCCCCTGGAGCGCGCCCTGGACGCTGCCGCCGCCGAGGATCTGCGGTCGGCCCTGCGCACGCTCTACAACCCGGACACCTGCCCGCCGCACCTGCTGTACCAGCTCGCTTGGGCCTGGTCGGTCGACCGCTGGGATGACACGTGGTCAGAGGCCACCAAGCGCTCGGTGATCCGCTCGGCGTTCTTTGTGCACAAGTACAAGGGCACCGTCGGCGCCTTGCGCCGCGTGGTCGAGCCGTTCGGCTACCTCATCGAGATTATCGAATGGTTCGAGCTGACGCCGCCCGGCGTGCCGGGCACCTTCGCGCTCAAGGTCGGCGTCGCTGACGAAGGGATCAGCGAGGAAACCTACCTAGAACTGACGCGGCTGATCGATGACGCCAAGCCCGTCAGCCGGCATCTGATCGGCCTGGACATCAGCCTGGAAACCCGCGTGCCGGCCTATCAGGCCGTGCCTGTGTTCGAGGGCGAGCTGCTGGAGGTCTTCCCGTGGGAGTCCGCCGACATCGATGTCAGCGTGGGCGCTCATAACCGCCTGACTGATCACACACTAGAAACCCTGGACGTATACCTAAATGGCTAACTCAACCACGCAATTTGGCGGGTTCCTGACCAATGTCGGGATCGCCCAGCAGGCGAACAGCGCTGCCCTGGGTGTGCCCTGGAGCATCACCCACATGTTGATTGGGGACGGCGGCGGCGACCCGGCGCAGTTCCCTGACCCGGTGCCTAAGCCGACCCAAACCGCCCTGGTGCACCAGGTGCTGCGCGCCCAGCTCAACGCGCTGTATCCGTCGCCGGCCGACCCTGCGGTGCTGGTGGCCGAGCTGGTCCTGCCCCCGGAGACGGGCGGCTGGTGGATTCGCGAGCTGGCCCTGGAGGATGCAAACGGCAATTTCGTTGCCGTGGCCAGCCCTGCGCCCAGCTACAAGCCGCTGCTGGTCCAGGGCTCGGGCCGCACGCAAACCATCCGCATGCACGTCGTGTTCGGCAACGTGGCGAACATCACGTTGAAGATCGATCCGAGCATTGTCCTGGCGACTCGCGAGTACGTGGACAAGGCGCGGGAAGCGGCCGAGCTGTACGCCCGCAACCAGCTCAAGGCCCACACTGACGCGGCGAACCCGCACCCGCAATACCTGTTGCGCTCGGCAGTGGCCAAGGACTCGGGGCCGCTGGCCTGGTTGGGCGATGCGGTCGGTACGGCCAACGCCCTGACCCTGACCCTCAAGCATGCCGAGGCCACGCTGATGGCCTACGCGGCGGGGCAGCGTTTCCAGTTCAAGGCGACGGCCAGTAACACCGGCCCGGTGACGGCCAAGATCGGTGCTCTGGCGGCGGTGGCGGTGAAGAAGTCCGAGGGCGGCGGCCTGGTGGATCTGGTCGGCGGTGACATCCGTGCCGGCGCGCTGTACGACCTGAACTACGACGGGACCTATTTCCAGCTGGGTGGCGGTGTCGGCGCCGGCAAGGCGTTCGAGCGGTTCTCGTTCGAGGCCTCGGTGGGGCAGGCGGTGTTCCCCGTGCCGCATACCGTGGGCAACGTCATCGTTATGCGTAACGGCCGCGAGGTCAGCGAGTTTCTGTCGGACGGCCAGGCCGTGACCCTGCAGCAGCCGTGTGACTTTGGCGAGTCGGTGCAGATCCTGGCGTTTAGCTCATTCCAGTCGGCGAACACCTATACCAAGGCCGAAGTCGACGCGCTGCTGACCGCCTCGGCAGGACTGCCGGTGGGCACCATGCTGCCGTTTCCCAAGGGCACCGTGCCGCCTGGCTTCCTTGAGGTCGACGGTAGCCTGCAGAGCGCTGCGGCGTACCCTGACCTGGCGGCGTACCTGGGCACGACGTTCAACACAGGCGGCGAGCCTGCAGGTTACTTCCGCCTGCCCGAGTCACGTGGCGAGTTCCTGCGTGGCTGGGACCATGGGCGCGGTGTCGATGCCGGCCGGTCCATCGGTTCGATCCAGGGCGATGCAATACGCAACTTGTCCGGCACCCTGGGCAAGGTCTACCGCCGTGCAGATTCAGGCGAAGCCACTGGCGTTTATGCCAACAGCCTAAAGAGCCCTGGCCAGATCGTCTCCGGTTCGAACATTGCCGATCAGACGGTCGAGATCAAGTTTGACGCTTCGCTTCAAGTCCCGACAGCGGCAGAGAATCGCCCGCGCAACCTTGCGGTTATGTGGTGCGTCAAGGCCTGGAACGCGCCCGTGAATCAGGGGCAGATCGATGTTGCCGCGCTCGCGCCGCTGGCGGCTCAGGCCACTGAAATCAAGCTGGGTACGGCCAAGGTGGCAACCCAGGACCAGCTGAAGGCCGGAGCGGCTGACGACGTGATCGTTACCCCCAAGAAATTGCGCTGGGGGTTCGCGTGGAGCTTCACTCCGAACGGCTACATCATTTTCCCCGACTGGCTGATGGGCTTTGTGCTGGTGTGGGGATTCATTGCCGGTGCTGCCGGTGCTCGAAACATCTCATTCCCTACGGCGTTTCCTACGGAGTGCCTGGGACTGATGTTGACCGGGCAGGCCAACCAAACGGTGGCGGCTGAATACAACGACCAGTGGATCAACTCGTACACCAAGGACGGGGCGGTGATCTATGCCGAGTCGACACAAACCGTTCGCTACTTTGGCTTTGGAAACTGAGGGACTTTATGCGCTTCTACAGTCGTTCTACAGGCAGTACTTATCTGGCGGGAGTGCATCAGGGTATGCCTGATGATGTAGTGCCCATCAGCGAGGAGCGTTTCCTGGCAGTCATTGCGCGCCCCACGCCTGGCAAGGTCCGAGGTCATGATGACGACGGGTTGCCGGTGTTGCTCGATCCGTCGTTCAGTGCGGATGAATTGGCCGCCGCCGAGCGTACCTGGCGTGACGAAGCTGTGGCATCAACTGAGTGGCTGGTGAATCGTCACCGCGACGAGCAGGACATGCAGTTGGCCACCACGCTGACCGCCGAGCAGTTCGCGGAACTGCTGGTGTATCGCCAGGCCCTGCGCGACTGGCCCCAGTCCCAGGCCTTCCCGGACGCCGAGCAGCGCCCCGTGGCGCCGGCCTTCCTGTCCGCCCTGGAGGGCATGCAATGAATCGAGCAAGCATCATGGCGCTGCTGGACACCGTCCTGTTGCGCTCCTGGCGCATCGGCGTCGATCCGATTGTGGCGTCCACGACGCTGACCGCCGAACAGCTCGGGCATGTGGTGGTCGACGCCGCGGCAGGCGCTGTTGCAGTCACCCTGCCGAGTGCCAGCGCTGCACTGGGCGGGGTCGAGGTCACGTTACGCCGTAAAGACGTCACGGCCAACGTCCTGAGCATCGTGACGGCAGGCGCTGACAAGATCGTCCTGCCCGGCACAGCTGATGGCATTGCCGCCACTGAGCTGCTTTTCCCAGGCGACTACCTGACCCTGCGCAGCGATGGCGCCGGCAAGTGGTGGTGCGTCGCTCAGGCCCAATTGCCGGCAAGCGTAACGTCCGTCGTAACCAAGTACGCCGTGGCTGGCGTATACACCTACACCGTTCCGCCCGTCTTTCGATCTGGTCGCCGCCGGGCACGCGTGACGGTTACGGGCGGCGGTGGTGGTGGTGGGCATAACGAAGGGGCGCTCAATACCACTCGCGCTGAAGGCGGCGGTGGGGGCGGTGGAAGGGGAACTTCCATCCTCGATCTATACGGGGTCTCCACGGTAACGGTAACCGTAGGTGCCGGTGGCGCGGGCGGAGCCGCTGGAGCGGTAAACGTCGGAGTTTCGGGCGGGGCGTCGTCCTTTGGCATCTACATCAGCTCGACGGGCGGTGTGGGTGGCACGCAGCCAAGCGGCGGCATGTCTGGAACCACAACCGGGGATATCGTCCATCTGGTTGCTGCTGCCGGAGCCGGTACAGATGGAAGCTTGGGCCATGGTGGTGGCTACGGGGCTCCCAGCTATGCAGCCTCGTTCCTGGCTGGGCTGCCAGGCGTAGGCCCTGGGGGTGGTGGTGCCGGCGGAATTGGCACCAGCGGTACGCGAGGTGGCGGTGCTGGCAAGCCGGGCGAAGTCATTGTGGAGGTGGCGTGATGTGGGCATTGATCGTTGATGGCGCCGTGCGCGAAGTGACCGAGATTGACCCGGCTGGGCGCTTCCATCCAACACTGACCTGGGTAGGGTGTGGTGCCGAAGTGGCGCCAGGGGATCGTTACGACGACGGCGCTTTCTGGCCGCCGCTGGCAGCCGACCCGGCCGAGGCCGAGCGTTCCTGGCGTGATGGTGAAATCGCCGCCCATGAGTGGCTGGTGTCGCGGCACCGCGCCGAGGTCGAGCTGCAGCGCGACACCACGCTGACCGCCGAGCAGTACGCCGAGTTGCTGCAGTACCTGCAGGCGCTGCGCGATTGGCCAGCGGCCGAGGCCTTCCCCGACAGCGCCCAGCGACCCGTGGCGCCGCTCTGGATCGCCGAACAAACCCAATGACGCCCCGCACCGACGGGGCGTTTTCTTTTCTGCTGTACCCATCCTGGCCTCGCCTTGCGGGGCCTTCTCGTTTCTGGAGTCTCTATGAGCGGATTTTTCCACGGCGTTACCGTAACGAACGTCGATGTCGGCGCCCGCGTGATCGCACTGCCGTCGTCCTCGATCATTGGCCTGGTCGATACCTTCACCCCCGGCCCTGACACCACGGCCAAGGCCAACGATCTGGTCGTGATCACCAACGAACGCGAGGCGGTTGCAGCGTTCGGGCCGAACTCGGCGATCACCAAGGCCTGCCGGGCCATCTATACCCGCGCCAAGGCCGTCATCGTGGCGTGCGGCGTGGCCCAGGTCGCGGATGCGGCCGAGCTGACTTCGGCCATCATCGGTGGGGTGCTGGCCGACGGTAAGCGCACCGGCCTGCAGGCGCTGCTCGACGGCAAGAGTCGTTTCAACGCGCAGCCCCGCCTGCTGGTGGCGCCCAAGCACAGCGCGACGCAGGCCGTCGGTACCGCGCTCGTCGCCCTGGCCGACAAGCTGCGCGGCATCGCCATCATCGATGGGCCGAACACCACTGACGAAGCGGCCATTGCTTACGCGGGTGAGTTCGGCGCCAAGCGTGCTTTCCTGGTCGACCCTGGTGTGCAGTTCTGGGATACCGACGCCGATGCAACGGTCGACGCGCCCAGCTCGGCCTGGGTGGCCGGCCTGTTCGCCTGGACTGACAGCGAGTACGGCTTCTGGGCCTCGCCGTCGAACAAGGAGTTCGTCGGCATTACCGGCACCACGCGCTCTGTGGAGTTCCTCGACGGCGATGACACCTGCCGGGCCAACCTGCTGAACAACGCCAATGTCGCCACCATCATCCGCGACGACGGCTACCGCTTGTGGGGCAACCGCACCCTGTCGAGCGATCCCAAGTGGGCCTTCGTCACCCGTGTACGGACCATGGACATCGTCATGGACGCCATCCTCTACGGGCACAAGTGGGCCGTTGACCGCTCTATCACCGCGACCTATGTCGCTGATGTGACCGAGGGCCTGCAGGCCTTCATGCGCGACCTGAAGAACCAGGGCGCGATCATCAACTTCGAGGTCTATGCAGACCCGGTGTTGAACACCGCCAGCCAGCTCGAGCAGGGCAAGGTGTATTGGAACATCCGCTTCACCGACGTTCCGCCTGCCGAAAACCCCAACTTCCGCGTCGAGATCACCAACCAGTGGCTGACCGAAGTCCTCTCGTCCGCCGCTTAAGGAGCGCAACCGATGGCAATGATTCCTCAATCCCTATCCAACCTGAACCTGTTCGTCGATGGCATCAGCTTCCAGGGCGAATGCACCAGTCTGACCCTGCCCAAGCTCACCCTGAAGATGGAGGAGCATCGGGCCGGTGGCATGGACATCCCGGTCGAAATGGACCAGGGCATGGAAAAGCAGGAGGCGGCGTTCACCACCACGGGCGTGCGTCGTGAGTCGCTCAAGTTCTTCGGCCTCGCCGATGGGACAGCCTTCAACGGTACTTTCCGGGGTGCCTTCAAGGGCCTCAAGGGCAAGATCACTCCGGTGGTCGTCACCTTGCGCGGCTCGCTCAAGGAAGTCGACATGGGCGACTGGAAGTCGGGCGACAAGGCCGAGTTCAAACACAGCGTTGCTGTGACCTATTACAAGCTCGAGGTCGAAGGGCGCGTGATCTATGAGATTGACCCGCTCGGCATGAAGCGCGTGATCGACGGCGTCGACCAGCTCGCCGCGCAACGCCAGGCCCTCGGCCTGTAATCCCCTTCCAAACAAAGGTATTTACATATGAGCAAGAAAATCCCCGCCTGGATGTCGCTGCAGACTGATCGCGTTACCGTCAGACTCTCCACTCCCAGCGAGGCCAATGGCGTACAGGTCGACGCCTTGACCATGCGGGCGCCGACCGTGCGCGATGTTCGTGCCGCCCAGTCCACGGACAATGGCGACGAAAACCAGCGCGAGCTGAACCTGTTTGCCAGCCTGTGCGAGGTCGGCATCAAGGATCTCGAAGGGCTGGCCCTCAAGGACTACAACCGCCTCTCGGCCGGCTATTTTCGCCTGGTGCAGGACGACGAGTTTTGATCCCCAGTTGCAGAAGCACATGGCCAAGCGGTTAGTGCGGGATCTCGGCTTTTCGGCTGCAGAAATCATGACCATGCCCTGGGAGGACATGGTCTGGTGGCTCACGGATTGAGCCTACTGAGGGTTAGCGCATGGCAAAGAACAAGCTCTCGATAGCGCTGGAGCTCGGTGGCGTCGTTTCCTCTTCGTTGGGATCGGCGTTCAAAACCGTCGATGGCCACATCTCCAAGCTCGAGGCAAAAGGCAACAAGGCCAAAGTGCTCAAGGGCATGATTGGCGACACGCAGCGCCTGCAGGCCGAGTGGAAGAAGGCGCACGATACCGGTGCTGCCGGTGCCGACAAGCTGCTGCGTAAGCTCGACAGCAATCTCGATTCCTTGCGCAAGCAGGGGGTTGAGGTCGGGCGTCTCTCGCGGGAATACCAGCGGTTAGGGCGCGAGGCGAAAGCTGCAGATCTGCAGCTGAAAGGTCACCAGCAGATCCAGCAGGGCAAGGACGGGCTTAAGTCGAACCTCGGTCGGGCGGCAATCGGTGTCGGCCTGGCAGCGGTACCGACCACTATCAGCGCGGGCTACCAAGCGATCATCCGTGATATCGCGATCAAGTCGGATATCGTCAACAAGCCGCAGGAGGCGCAGTTGAGCCGGGCGGTGATCGACACCGCACGGGATACCGGTATGTCGCGCAATGACGTGGCAGACCTGATCAACCAGTTGGTCGGCGCCGGTATGGACGTCGAAAAGGCCATGGCCTACGCGCCAACGGCGGCCAAGTTCGCCATCGGCCAAGGGTCGTCGGGCGTCGATACGGCGGCAATGATCCAGGCGCTGCAGCAAAACGCCAAGATCACCGACCCCAAGGTGATGCAGCAGGCCCTGGAGGCCATCGCCTATCAGGGGCAGGCGGGCTCGTTCGAGGCCGCCGACATGGCCAAGTGGTTCCCTCAGCTGCTGGCCGGTATGGAGAAGAACGGCGTCACCGGGCTGGATGCGGTCACGTCACTGGGTGCCATGCTGCAGGTGCAGATGAAGACGGCCGGTAGCTCCGACGAAGCAGCCAACAACTTCAAGAACTGGATGGAGAAGATCGGCGCGGGCGACATCCAGAGGAACTATGAAAAGGCCGGTATCGACTACCAAAAGTCCCTGAACACCGGACTGCAGAAAGGGATGAACGTCTTCGAGGCGTCCATGGGTCTGGCGATGCAGTACATCGAGAAGACCGACCCGAAGAAGGCCTTGGAGTTGAAGGAGGCCCAAGCCAAGATCGACAAGGAAGTCGACCCGGAGAAGGCCACCAAGGCTCTCCAGGCCCTGGAGAAATCCCTGCGTACCGGGGACGTGTTTGCCGACCAGCAGGTCAAGGCGGCGCTGACCGCTTATGCGCAAAACCGGGGCCTGTACAACACGCTGAAAGCCGACTCGGCCGATGCGAAGAAGGTCGCCGGGATCCTCGACAAGAACCTGGCCGAGCGCCGTGAAACCTCTGCGCAGCGTTGGTCGGAGCTTGGCCAGGCGATGGACGACTCCATGCGCAGCATTGGCGACGCCATTCGTCCGGCGACCGACATGCTCGCTGTCGGCTTGACCAAGACGGCCCACGTCGTCACCGACCTGTCCGACAGGTTGCCGGGCCTGGCTCTGGGTGTCTCGGGAGTCGCTGCTGCGGTCATGACCTTCCTCACGGCGCGTAGCGCAGTCCGTATCGGGCGTGGCGTGTTCAATCTTGCGCGTGGCCGGGGCATGGAGCGGGGCCTGGGCGGTGGCGGTGCCGGCGAATTGCCCGCCACCGGTAACAAGGTGGTGGACGCAGGCCTTGGTGTGCTCGGCAAGGTGTTGGGCGGTCCGGCCAGTAATGACCCTGGCCGTAGCGACGATCCGCAACGAGTCTTCGTCGTCAATGCCAGTGCTATCGGAGGCCTTGGGTCGCCGGCCGGTGCCGACGCCGGAGCATCGGGCAAGCGTCGTCGTGGACGTCGGGCGCGTCGGCAAACCGGTGGAGCGTTTGGCAACACTCGGGTGCCAGCGCCTCGAGTCGCGACACCGGGTATGGCAACGATTGCCAGCGAGGCAGCGGGGGCGCTGGATGGGAAGGCCATCGGTCGAACAGTGCGCAGCCTGCGCGGTATTACCAGAGGCTTGTCGAAGATCCCAGGTGGCAAGCTGGTCGATGCCATCCCCGGTGTCATCGATACCGCGCTCAATGCCGAAACGCGGGATGAGAAGGCAGAGGGCTATGGCAGCGTCGCGGGTGGCCTGGCAGGCGCCTGGGCGGGCGGGTCTGCGGGAGCGGCGACCGGGGCCTTGATCGGTTCCATCGTGCCCGGCATCGGTACCGCCATCGGCGGGGTGGTCGGTGGCGCCATTGGCGCGGTGCTGGGTGGTATCGGCGGTGAGTCTGTCGGTGGGTATCTGGGCAAGAAGGTGTTCGGCGGCGATGAGGCCAAGCCGGAGGCGCCGACCATGGTGGCCAAGAAGGCCGACCCGCCGTCGACACCAGCTGCACCGGCCGTGTCCTACGACCCGCTTGATCCCAACTCCAAGGATCCCTTCCTGTTGCCAGCGTTGACTGCCAACCGTGTGCGGTTCCCTGGAGCGGGGTTGGTGCCGCCGCAGGGTCCGGCGACGGGCGATGTGGTCCGCGAGTTGGCCAAGGCTTCGCCGCCGGCACCCAGTGTCCCAGAGATTGCCAAGGCGGCAGCGCCCAAGGTGGAGCCGCCGAAGGTAGATCAGTCGTTCGCGTTCTCGCCGAACATGGCCATCAACGTGCAAGGGGATGTGAAGGATCCGGCACAGCTGGTCCGTGAGATGGAGGGGCCGCTGCGGGCGATGTTCGACACCTTCAGTCGGGAGCAGGCGGCTCGTCAGTCTTCTACCCAGCTGTTCGATCCTGCTCACGTTTAAGGAGGTGGTATGGGCTACATGGAATCAATGGGGTCGGCGCTCAAGTCGGTTGTTGCAGCCGGCGAGGCGGGCCGGACGAGCCTCGACGGCATGCTTGGCCCCCTCAACGGTGCGGTTAGCGACATGACCGGTGCGGCCTCAGAGCTGGAAGACCTGCCGATCATTGGCCCGGCCGTGGGTGCCAAGCTGCAGCGGACCATGCGGGCGATCAACGCCGCGCAGGCCAGAGTGGGGCAGGTGGCCTCGATGTACAGTCGGGCCGTCTCGGCGGCCAGTCAGGTGCAGGAGCGCATCGGTGCGCTCAAGGAGCAGGCTGCCAGGGCTGGAGCCGCCATCAACCGGATCGCGGGCAAGGTCAGCCCGTCGCTGGCCAACATCCTCCCCACCGGGGCATTGGGCGGCGAGCTGACTCCCGCGGCTGAGGCGGTGAAGCCATTCCCGCACCTGCTGATCCTGCAGCCGCTGGACCCGAAGGCGAAGCCGTATTACTTCAACCTTGATACGGCTGCGTTTGATGAACTGCGCCGGCAAACCAGCTTCCGCTGGGCCTCGCAGGAACGCCTGACGCGAAGCCCGGCGCAGCAGGCAACAGGGCAGGGCGACGACAAGATCTCGCTCAAGGGGGCGATTTACCCCCTCTTCAAGGGCGGCCTGGGTCAGCTGCAGACGCTGCGCAGTATCGGTCGGCAGCTTCAGCCGTTGAGCCTGATCACCGGCTACGGCGAAGTGCTCGGCACCTGGTGCCTGACCAGCATCGATGAGGAGCAAGCCAGCTTGCTGGCCGGTGGGATTCCTCGGAAACAAGGCTTCAGTCTGGAGTTTGTGAGCTATGGCGACGACCTGCAGAGCGTCTGATGGAGATCTGCTCGACACTCTCTGTCAGCGCTATTACGGCCATTTGAGCGGCACCGTGGAGTTGGTGCTGCAGGCCAATCCAGGGTTGGCGGATGAGCCGCAGCCCTACCGTGCGGGGCTGCTGATCCACTTCCCGGATCTGCCGCCCACGACAGTCGAGACGATCATGCTGTGGGATTGATCCCACGTTGTACCCCGAGCCCCGCCGCGTGCGGGGCTCATCATTTCTGGAGGATGCATGAAACCCAGCTTTCGTATCGTGGCTGATAGCCGGGACATCACGGCGCTGATCAATGACCGCCTGCTGTTGCTGCGCACTTCCGACAAACCCGGCATGGAGTCGGACGAGTTCGAGCTGCGTATCGATGATCGCGATCAGGCGGTGTCGTTGCCGGTGCGCGGTGCCAAGATCGAGGTGTATCTGGGCTATGACCAGAACCTGGCACGCCTGGGTAGCTACACCGTCGATGAGGTCGAAGTGACCGGCCCGCCCGACACCATCACCATTCGCGGTAAGGCCAGCGACATGCGCGGCAGCGGCAAGACCACGCGCAGCGGTAGTTGGGAAGGCGTGCCACTGGCGCAGATCGTGCGCGACGTGGCCGCCCGCAACGGCTGGACGCCGGTCTGTTCGGTGCAGACCAAGGTCGCCCGCATCGATCAGAACAACGAATCCGACTTCAACTTCATTACGCGCCTGGCTCGGCAGTACGACTGCACGGCGAAGGTGGCCGACGGCAAGTTGCTGGTCATGCCGCGTCAGGCTAGCCAGAGCGCGAGCGGCAAAGCCCTGGCCATGATCACGATCACCCGGGCGGATGTCAGCCGGTACTCGTTCAAGTTCGGTGATCGCAGCTCGCAGAAGGCGGTCAAGACCAAGCATCAGGACAAGAAGTCGGGTGCGCTGACTGTGATCGAGCTGAGCAACGATGAAGCGCCTGCAGGCTTGCCGGCTGTCCACACCGACCGCCACATCTACCCCGACAAGGGCGCCGCCGAACAGGCCGCCAAGGCGCGTCTGGCGGCGTTCAACCGCAGCACTGCAGGGGTGCGCCTGGAGATGGTGGGGCGTACCGACCTGTTCGCCGAGCGCCGCATCAACGCCCAGGGGTTCAAAGCTGGCCTGGACGGTGAGTACCTGGTCGACAGCGTGGAGCAGGTGTTCACGCAGGCCGGGTGGACCACCACGGTCGAGTGCAATGCCGGCAAACAGGGCAAGGCCAAGGCCGCTGGCAAGAAGAAAAAGGAGAAGAAGCCACTCAAGGTGGTGGAAGTCCAACCTCGATAACGCCGGCAGTCGCCGGCTTTTTTATGTCCACACGAAGGATTACACGCAATGCCTATCACTGAAAAACAGCTCCTGCAGATCCTCCCCAACGCCGGCCGCCAAGCCGGCGTTTTTGTTCCTGGCCTCAACGCCACCATGGGCAAGTTCGCCATCATCACCCGGCTGCGCATGGCGGCGTTCATCGCCCAGATCGGACACGAGTCGGGGCAGCTGCGTTACGTGCGCGAGCTGGGCAATGACAAGTACCTGGCCAAGTACGACACCGGGCGTCTGGCCCGGCGCCTGGGCAACACGCCCGAAGCTGATGGCGACGGGCAGAAGTACCGTGGCCGTGGACTGATCCAAGTCACCGGCCACCACAACTACGAAGCCTGCAGCGAGGCCTTGTTCGGCGACAGCCGCTTGCTCAATGCCCCGGAGCTGCTCGAGCAGCCGGTATACGCCGCGTTGTCGGCGGGCTGGTTCTGGCAGAAGGAGGGGTTGAACACCCTGGCCGACAAGGGTGATTTCGTGGCCATCACCAAGCGCATCAACGGCGGCACCAATGGCCTCGAGGATCGCGAGGCGCTCTACAAGCGAGCGCTTGAGGTGCTGCAGTGAGCAAGGTCACGCTGGCGGCGTTGATGCTCGGTGCCGTCATCGCCGGCAGTGCCGCCTGGGTTTGGCAGGACAACGCCTATCGCACACAGCTCGCCGAGCAGGCTGCGGACTATGGCAAGCAACTGGCGGAGAAGGACCGCGTCCATACCCGCGAACGTGAGGAAGCCGCATCAGCGGCCCTCGATCAGATGGCGGTGCAGCAGGCTGCTCGCCGTGAACTGGAGGCGCGTCTGCAGGCGCAGGACCAGGCACATTGGAAGGAGATGAACGATGCACAACAAGCTCAGGCTCGCCTGCGCGACCGCCTTGCTACTGCTGACCTGCGGCTGTCAGTCCTTGTCAATGCCGGATCCGTTGCCGCCCAGGGTTGTGACGGTGGGCTGCGACAAGCCCCCGGCGCCGGAGGCGTGGTTCATGGAACCGTACGCGCCGAACTTGACCGAGCGCATGCTCAACGAATTGTCGCCGTCACCGATGAAGGCGACCGAGGACTGATTGCCCTGCGGGCGTGTCAGGCCTATGTTAAAACTTTAAGTAATTATCAGTGACTTTGGGCGGAGTTCTTCCGCCTTCCTTTGCGAATGTTAAGGCCTTATAATGTCCTGTATGAAATCATTTTCTTGTTTCCATTTTGCTCTCACTGCAGAAGAGTGAGCCTTGCGTAGGTCGCAGGGTTGATCCTCAGGGAAAATAAAACCGCCTACTCGCTTATCGGTAGGGCCGTTATAAGTCATTAAGAAGCTGCAATACTCCTCAAAAATATCATCTGCGTTCATTAGCCAGCAGCCTAATGTTTCTGAGCTGCGCTTGCTAATTTCAAGCGTCCTGCTTTCTTCTTCAGTTAGATTGCCTTTGGAAAAATAAGTTCTATAGGTCTGTTCGGCTATTGAAAAGGCGTATCGAATAGCTTCTTTCCATTCGGCTAAACTTTGAATGTGGCCCTTTCTTTGATAGGAGTTAGAGGTGTTGATGTAGCCTTCGTAATACGGCCTGCCCATTATGTCTGATATGTCAATCGACCACGGGCAACGTTGGCCGAGGCTATTGCTAAATTTTGGATTTGGTTTATTAGGTTCTTTAGATGAGTTTTGTGCGGATAGCTTTCCGTTTGTATAGTGGACTTTTTTTGTTTCTCCGTCGGGTGTGCGAAGTATTCCGTTTCCATGGGGTTCGTCGTTTTTAAAATTGCCTGTGTATGACGATCCGTCTTTCCACGTTAATTCTCCAGGGCCGGCGAATGAATCGTTTTTCAGATTGCCTACATAAATTCTGCCATCTGCGAATTTATAGGTGCCCTTTCCATTCATTTTATCGTTTTTCCATTCTCCTTGGTACGACTCTTTACCCCCCGGCCAACGCATAATTCCCTGTCCGTTGAGCTTTCCGTTGACCATATAGCCTTCGTAAACTCGCCCATCTGGAAAACGATAGACGCCTTTCCCATTGATTAAACCGTTTTTCCATTCCCCCTCGTATGACTGATCCGGCCATGTCATTTTTCCATGGCCCTCGGGCTCTCCCTTTTGCAGGTCGCCCTCATAGATTCCCCCGTCGTCATATCTATATACTCCTCTGCCGTTTATTCCTCCTGAGGCAAATTCGCCCGTGTAGGAGGTATTAAGGGCTGGCCATTGAATTGACCCGCGGCCGCTTAGCTCTCCAGCAAGCACGTAACCTTCGTATGTGAAAATTACATGATTGCCTTTTTTTGCTGTTAGTAAACCTTTTCCATCGATGAAATTATTAAGGCATGCCCCGGTCCAGGTTAGTATTAGGCCAGCAGGGGGAGAGTTCTCAAGGTTCACAGCTTTTGATACGAGGCATCGGTTAGATGTATAAAGATCTTTAGCGTAAGATTGTTGATGAACTAGATTGGAGATGGCGAGAGTAAATGCGATGGTTATAATTTTATGGTTTTTAATTTCAGTGTGTTTCATGTGGGCATTTTCCGTTATTGTAAGTGGTCGATTATTCGCTTCGACCTAGACGCGACAGCTCCATAAAAAAGACCTTGATTTCGTGTCAAAGCTGGTCTGAATCAATACGACAAGGCTTTCATTTTATTGATTCAAGCATGGTCCTGACATTTTGCCGGGGGCCAGGGAATCGGGCCGATCAGCTCCGGTCCTTGGTTTCGCACGTTCCCCACCAGTTTTCTGACAGGGTGCCATTTGAAGTCAGCGGCAGGGCGACAGCCGTTCCGTGCGATTTCTTCGGCGCGTTCGGCCGTTGTGGTGGGGGCCATCCACTCCCTGGCCAGGTCGGGAGTGAGGACCAGTGGTTTGCGGTCGTGAATGTCCACCATGCCCTCGTCCGCTGCAGCGGTAATGATCACAAAGCCGTCGCGGTCGTCAGGCTCGAGTCCGCCATGGACTTCTGCCAGGGCTGCGAAGAACAGCGGCTCGTTGTTGGCGGCTGTGATGTAGTAGGGCTGCTTGCGCTTCGGATCAGCTGGATCGGGTATCCACTCGAACCAGCCGTTCGCCGGGGCCAGGGCGCGCCCTACTGGCCATAACGCCTTGAAGAATTTTCCCGTCATCACCGTTTCGGCCCGCGCATTGATCGGGTCGGGACGCTTCCCTTTCGCCCAAAAGGGCGCCCATCCCCACTTCACGCGATCTACCCGCAGGCCGTCGGCGGTCTGCCGGATCAGCTCAACTCGGGTAGAGGGTGCGACGTTGTAGCGATTAATCCGCTCATGGTCGTAACCGTTGATAACCGTCCGATCCGCAGCCAGATGGCGCAGGTAGTCGTCCATTGCATCGTAGATCGAGTACCGCCCACACATAGTCCACCTCAAGCGTTTATCGGGATCTGCAAGCTCGGGCATTGACCGGAGCCCGATCTACCAGTTAACTGTATGTTTATACAGTTTTGCTGGGTCAGTCCATCATGTCCATCACAATCCTGGGAATGCCAACCGGTGGCCCCACCAAGTTGCCCGTCTACTCGTTCCGCGTGCCCGCCGGTTTTCCTTCGCCTGCTGCGGATCATATGGAGCGGCAGATCTCCCTGGATGAGTTGTTCGACTTGCGTGCGCCGCATGTGTACCTGGTCCAGGTCGAGGGCGACAGCATGCAGGGAGCCGGCATTTTTTCCGGTGACCTTCTGATCGTAGACCGTAGCAGCGATGCCGAGCACGGCGACATCGTGATCGCCGCGATCAATACCGAGCCCGTATGCAAGCGGTTGTACCGACGCAATGGCGTAGTGATCCTGCAGTCGGAGAATCCTGCCTACCCGCCCAGGCACGTGATGGAGGGTGATGACCTGGTGATCTGGGGCGTGGTTCGCTACAGCGTGCGCAATCATGCCCAGTGAACCGGTGTTCGCCCTGATCGATTGCAACTCGTTCTATGCGAGCTGTGAGCGCGTGTTCCGGCCGGATCTGGCCAAAACCCCTATCGTAGTGCTGAGCAATAACGACGGCTGCGTGATCGCCAGGTCCTATGATGCGAAGCCGTTCGTCAAAATGGGCGAACCCTTCTTCCAGATCAAGGACAAGCTGCGTCGGCATGGGATCGTGGCGTTCTCCTCGAATTACGCACTCTACGGTGACATGAGTGAGCGGGTCATGTCCCTGATCGAATCGATGGTGCCGGCTGCAGAGGTGTATTCGATCGATGAGTGCTTCGCGGACCTGTCAGGTATCCAGGGTGATTTGACTCAGCTCGGTCGGCAGATCCGCGCCAAGGTGCTCAAGTGCACCGGCATCCCGGTAGGTGTGGGCATTGCTCGCACCAAGACCCTGGCGAAGCTGGCCAACCACACGGCGAAGCGCCTGCAGCAGCAGACCGGGGGTGTGGTCGATATCTGCGACCCGTTCAAGCGTGACTGGGTCCTTCGCAATACAGAAGTCAGCGAGGTCTGGGGCATCGGTCGGCGAATGACTGCCCACCTCGAGGCGATGGGGATCCGCACGGCGATGGATCTGGCCAAGGCGGACCCGTGGACGTTGCGCCAGAAGTTCAGTGTTGTGGTGGAGAAGACGGCCAGGGAGCTTGCGGGAACGCCTTGTCTCGAGCTCGAGGAGGCGGCTCCACCCAAACAGGAGATCTGCTGCAGTCGGATGTTCGGCAAGCGGCTGACCGAGTTGCCGCCGATCAAACAGGCGGTGGCCACCTACACCGGGCGAGCGGCGGAGAAGCTCCGGGCGCAGGGCTCGGTGTGCAAGCGCATGCGGGTGAGCATCCGTACTGGCATGTTCAACCCGGACGAAGCCAAGTACGCCAAGGGCGCCCTGGTGGAGTTACCTTACCCCACCAACGATACGCTGCTGCTCACCAGAGCGGCCACCGAGGCTGTGGAGCAGGTCTACCGGCCGGGGTTCCGTTACAGCAAGGCCGAGGTGTTGCTGATGGATCTGCGGCAGCCGGGGGAGTTCACCGATGATCTATTCGCTATTACACAGCCGGTGGCCTGTGACCGGCTGATGTCGGTGCTGGACGAGATCAATGGGAAGTACGGGCGCGGCACAATGCGCACCGCTAGCGTCCCCCGCACCCCCGACTGGGGTATGCGCCGCGAGATGATGAGCCGCTCATACACGACACGGATCGATCAGCTATGGCGGGTGCGCTGAGCGCGACCGTCACTCGAGCAGGTGATAGTCGTCCCGTGTCCTAGGGTCGGGTGTAGCCCCTCGGCAGTTGCCAGCGCGCAGAGGAGGGTGGCCGGGGAAGAACACCAGGCCCTCCGCCTCCATGGCGAATGCGAGCGCTTGCATCGTGACGCGGCGCAGCTCGGCCCCGTTCTCGATGCACCGTATTGCTCGAGGGGACACGCCGGATCGGAATGCCAAGGCTTCTACGCTCCAGCCCAGCATGGAGCGCGCCTCGGCGCAGTGCCCGGGCAGGAAGCCGAGCGGCAATTGCTCCTTCAGCCACTCCATGGCCTCGAGCTGTTCGTCATCCAGGACTAATCGAATGGGTTGCGGGTCGATTACGTCTGCAGACATGGGTTGGATTACCTTATGTGTATATCCATACAGTATAAGGGTTGGATCTCCCCATGCAAAATCGTTATACCGGCAGGCTCAGGTAGTAACATGCAGCTTGAATGCAGGCTGGAGCGACGGGTGAAAAAGACACTGGAAGGGGTAGTCGAGGCCGGCGAGCAGTTGATACGAGAAGCCATAGAGGCCACACGTGCGTATCACCAAGCTGAGGCTGAAGGGCGGCCAGCGGTTGAGATTGAGCGGCTGCGTCTGATCGCGGATTCGTTGTACCAAGCGGTGACGGAATATCAGCTCAGATCGGCGGATGACCGCACGCGGCACTAACGATACCGTGGGGCAAAAATGGGGCAAACCGAGCGCCATTCTATGCCCCTCTATGCCCTTTGGGCGATCTCGCAGCAGGCATAAAAAAGCGCCCAAGCCCTTTGTACACGGGGCTTGGGCGCTTTTTCTGGTTAATACCCCAGCACAATTGGTGTATGTATAGCTAAGGCCAACAGCCTTCAGCTGAAAATCTCACCCCATCGAATGTAGAACAGCAAATAAGGGTCGCGGATGTCCAGCACGTCATTATCGCCGTCCCATTCAATGATGTTCTCACCGGCCGAATCATTAGCGATCTTGGCCATGTGACTGCAGGCACCAGTAATGCTTGAACCACTCGGAGTTTGGGATTGGCACAGAGATTTCACTCGAGCCACGAGATCATCATAACGTAGCGTCAGCTGCGGAGGATCGATTGCGAGGCATTTGATAAGCAAGGAGTAGACGTCGCCGGTACTCCCATCCTTTAGCATATGGCTGATCCGATCAGAGCCCCGTACCCGTGGTCCCTCCATCATCTTGTCGACAACAGAGCTGTAGTCGGTAGAGAGGACGGTACTTTTACAGATACGCTCAAGTAAGCTTTGATCGTTTGGAATGATGTGAGTTGTAAGAACCTTCTCTCGTGCCCCTGTTGCATAGCAAGAGTTGAGACAGAGATACTGCATCAGCTGTGGCGAGCCCGCAGCCTGATCGGCAAGTATCCGAATCATAGTGGTGTCGCAGGTAATCCCCAGCTCGGCGAAGCCTTTCTGTGCAATTTTCTCTAGGAGATCGATGTTCCAATAACCGAAATCAATGGAAACAATGCGCCCCCGCAGATCGGGATTGCTTCGAATTACATCGTCCGCATGGTAGGGGACTGAGGCGACGATGAATTTAACGTTACTGCGGATTGCTTCTTTAATCTGTTTGGCGATTTCCGCTTGGACATCTCTAGGGATGTAATGAAAATCATCAATGAAAACAGTTAGATCTTGGTCAGCCAGCTCCTGGATCAGCAATTGCAAATAGTCGATTGTCAGATTCGAGGTAATGGTGTCTGAGTCAGTCGAGGTGTGATTGGCTGCGAGTTCCGCCCCAGCTTTGGCAACGAAGATATTTCCGCTAGCGCTTCCTTTGGCTGAGAAACCATTGGTAGTAGAGGCGGATCTGGTTTGAGTGGTTGGCAATTCAGTTCCGAGTAAATCAAAAACTCGCTTCCAAAGGGAATCTACGGTATTGATTCCTGCGCCAGTCACCTGAATGATTTTGTCCTTGCCTATCGCCTCTTCGATGAAGACGGTCTTCCCTGATTTCGAGGGCCCAGAAACTGAAATCAGCATCGATCCGGTGTCCAGGGCGTTTTCGAGCGCCTCTCGTTTGGTCACCAGATGGTCATCTACGAATGTATAGCTGGGGAAGCGGCCGGGGGTGAAGATATCTCTTGCTTTCAT